CTTAATACCACTGGGTTCACCGTCATTCAGCTTTGGAAGGTCGGAACAACGATCTATGGCGCTCGCGTAGGGGATGCGTAATGCTTGCTGACAAACTTCGGGCCGCTACAGCGGGATTAAGAAAGCCAAAAGCGGTTGCAGTGGCACACGTCACATCGCCCTACGTAACCGCATACCCATGGTCCGGTTCAGGCTTTGGAACTAAGTTTACCAATCCTGCTACGCTGCCTACGGGCGCTGGGTTCGGCGCAGCGTTCTCTCCAGACGGTGCGGCTATTGCAGTGGGGCACGTCACATCGCCCTACGTAACAGCGTATCCGTGGTCTGGTTCAGGCTTCGGAACGAAGTTTGCCAATCCTGCTACGTTACCTACGGGCACTGGGTATGGCGTAGCGTTCTCTCCAAACAATGCGGCTATTGCTGTTGCGCACGGCACTTCACCATCTATAACAGCGTACCCATGGTCAGGCGCGGGTTTTGGAACCAAGTTTGCCAATCCTGCAACACTGCCTGCGGGTACCGGCTATGGTGTAGCTTTTTCTTCAAACGGTGCGGCTATTGCTGTTGCGCACGGCACTTCACCATACATCACTGCGTACCCATGGTCTGGCTCGGGGTTTGGGACTAAGTTTGCCGATCCTGCTACGTTGCCTACCGGGCTTTGTAGTGGGGTATTTTTTTCGCCAAACAGTGCGGCTATTGCTGTTTCGCACAGCAATTCACCATACGTCACCGCGTACCCATGGTCCGGTTCTGGCTTTGGGACTAAGTTTGCCAATCCTGCAACATTGCCTCCGTCGAATTGTCAATCCGTAGCTTTCTCTCCAGACGGGGCGGCTATTGCGGTCATGCACGTCGCTTCACCATACATCACCGCGTACCCATGGTCCGGTTCAGGCTTTGGAACGAAGTTTGCCAATCCTGCTACGTTGCCTACGAATACGGGGGCTGGCACCACTGGCGTAGCGTTTGCTCCAGATAGTTCTGCTCTTGCCGTAGGGCATGATACATCCCCCTATATCACTGTGTACCCATGGTCTACATCAGGCTTTGGAACTAAGTTTGCCAATCCTGCTACATTGCCTCCTGATATTGGTAATAACGTCGCATGGTCGGTTGTCTAATACAAAGGCTAAAAATGGACATGAACACACGCAATGAGATTCTTGGGGCTGCCTTTGCTGCTCGACAACAAGAGGTGCTGCACTATCAAATTAACATTGACAACTACACCCTTGCGCTTGCAAAGATACAAGAGTTGTCCGATGCGGAGCAAACGGAGTTGCACTCTTTTTCAGAGCAATTGCGCGGTTTGCTGGCTTCTGAAAAACTGGAGCAAAAGAAAGCCAAAATCATGCTGGCGGTTGTACAGCAACAGTTGGAGTAACGTATGTACGCTTTGATCGAAAACAGCGCAGTCAAGCGGTACCCGTACACGGCAACCGATTTGCGCCGAGACAATCCCGACATAAGTTTTCCAGACTCGCTGGAAGATGCGCTGTTGCAAAGTTTCGGCGTTTGGCGAGTGCAAGCTTCACAGCCCCCCAGCTACGACGAAAAGCGCCAAGCACTGGTAGAGGGCACGCCTGTGTTTTCTGTTGCCAATCAATGCTGGACGCAGGTATGGTCGGTGCGGCCCCTGACTAGCGAAGAGCTAGCGCAAAAAGTGCAAGTCATTCAAGACGAAGTTGTGAATGCAACTCAGCAGCGTCTCGACACCTTTGCGCAAACTCGGGGCTACGACAACATTCTTAGTCTTTGTACTTACGCTTTGTCGCCAAATGCGAAATTCAAAGCAGAGGGGCAGTGCGGCGTCGATGCTAGGGATGCCACTTGGTCCAAGCTTTACAAAATTTTTACCGATGTGCAATCGGGCGTGAGGCCACTTCCAAACAGTTACGCAGACATCGAGGCTGACCTCCCGCCGTTGATATGGCCTACACCGAGCACTGAGGGGTAGTTTCTAGCATGTGCAACGAAATCATCGCTATTCTGTTCCTGTCTCGGGACATCGCGCACCGGGAACACCTGAAGACGACCTCCTATGCAGCGCACGTCGCGCTGCAAGAGTTCTATGAAGGCATCATCCCGCTGGCCGATCAATTGGCAGAGACGTACCAAGGGCGCTATAGTGCGCTAAAGACGATTCCGTATCTCACGCCTGAAGGCGAAGACAATGTTGCCGACGAGCTGGAACTTCAGCTCGAAGAAATTGAAAGCTTGCGGCAAGAGGTGTTCGGAAAGGGCTGGAAAGACACGGCTTTACAGAACATCGTTGATGAGATCGTCGCGCTGTTCCTCCAGACGCTGTATAAGTTGCGACGGTTCAAGTAGGGGGCATCATGTTAAGTGCGCTTCTCTCTTTTCTTGGCGGCTCTGTATTCAGGATGCTTTGGGGGGAAATTGCGTCCTTCATCAACAAGCGCCAAGATAACGAGCACGAACTAAAGCTTCTCAAAATCCAAATTGAGCTTGACGACCGAGCGCATGTTCGTAATCAAGAAGCTTTGCAGCTTCAAGCACAGCTAGGCATCAAGGTCATTGAGGCGCAGTCGCAAGGGGAAGTGGATAAAATCGAGGCCGATGCGTTCAGTCAAGCTATGCAGCGAGCTTTCGCGCCGACCGGCTACTCCCTTGTTGATGTGTGGAATGGGATTATCCGACCCGCTGCAGCTACGATTGCATTGTTGCTCTGGGTGGGTAAGTTAGTCGCACAGGGGTTCCAGATGGCGGAGTGGGACATGGAGCTTGCAGGCGCCATCCTCGGGTTTTTCTTTGCTGACAGGAGCCTGGGAAAGCGTGGGAAATGACGACGCCATCACGATTGCGGCAATGCTTTGCAGGCGCTTTGAGGGGCTGTTTCTTCGCCCCTACGTGTGCCCTGCTAATGTGCCTACAATCGGTTATGGGTCAACTCGGTATGAAAACGGTGTTCGAGTCAGCCTGACGGACCCGCCAATCACTAAACAGCGTGCGGAAGCGTTACTGTTCCACGAGCTGCGCAAAATCCAGCCAACGGTACTTACACTCTGCCCCACGCTACATTTGTGGGGTACAGCCGCCCAAGCCGCCATCATTGATTTCACTTTTAACCTTGGCACAGGTCGATTAAAGTCCTCCACATTGCGTAAAAAAATTAACGCAGATGACATCGACGGTACGAAGCTTGAATTGAAGAAGTGGGTCCGTGGTGGCGGCAGAGTCCTCCCAGGCTTAGTAAAAAGACGCGCCGCCGAATCTGCACTTTTGGGGTAGACCGTGACCATACAAAAACTACTGTTCAAACCCGGAATCAACCGCGATAACACGGCGCTTGCTAACAAAGGCGGCTGGTTTGAGGGGGATAAGATTCGTTTTAGGTCGGGTGTGCCTGAAAAGCTTGGGGGGTGGACACGCGACTTTAACGTCACCAGCGAACCGCTAAAACCGGCAAATAACGGGTCTTTTTGGGGTGTTGGGCGTTGGCTGTTCACTTGGCAGACCCTTGCAGGGGTCGAGCCGCTTGCTATAGGTACTAACTCAAAGCTGTACCATCAGCTAGGCACTAGCGGGACTATCACGGACATCACACCACTTCGCTATACGACCAAGGCGGGGGATGTAACTTTTACTGCTGACACTGTGGGGCTGACCGCCATTGTGACGGTCAACTGTACGAATCACGGCTGCGCCACAGGCGATTTTGTTACTTTTAGCGGAGCTAACACGCTGGGTGGCAACATCACCTCAAATGTCCTGAATTCGGAATTCATCGTTGTCTCTTACACAACGAACACGTTTACGATCAATGCGGGCGTCAACGCCACTGCATCTGATACAGGTAATGGCGGGGCCAGCGTTGTCGGCGCGTTTCAGATTTCCCCAGGCCCTGACATCACGTATTCCGTGGCGGGGTGGGGGGCAAACACATGGGGCGCAGGGGTCTGGGGTAATACGGCGGTTAATTTTTCCGGCTCTAACGCTAGACTTTGGAGCGGGAGTAATTACGGCGAAGCGTTGATCGCCAACCCGCGTTACGGTGGGCTCTACATCTGGAACCCCGATCCGAACGACATTTCTGTTGTTACCCGAGCCACAAGGCTCACCGCGCAGGCATTCACAATCACCAACGCTAATCCGGGCGTTTTGCTACTCACTAGTGCGCTGGCGGAAGGCACGTCATTTGTGCCTGAGACTAACGGCACTTTGCCGACCAGTATGGTGCCGGGAACTACGTACTACTTGGTAAACGTGGCAGGGTTGACGGCTAACTTTTCGGCTTCTTTTGGCGGGGCGCCGATTGATACTACTGCGGGCGCTCAGACGGGTACGCACTCTTTGACGGTTGCAGACTGCCCGACAACATGCACCTTCACATTGGTTTCCGACGGCTCCAGGTTTGTCTTGGCTTTTGGTACTAATGAGTACGGATCAGCTGTGCGTGACCCTATGCTAATCAGGTGGTCGGACCAAGAAAACTTCAACGTATGGACTCCGGCAGTCACAAACCAAGCGGGCAGTTTCCGTTTGAGTAGAGGTAGCGAGATCCAGACGGCTCAACAGACACGCCAAGAAGTTCTGGTGTGGACTGATGCCGCGCTGTACTCCATGCAGTACCTTGGGCCTCCCTACGTGTGGGGGTTCAACATCATGGCGGATAACATCTCTATCGCGTCCCCCAACGCGACGGCAGTGGCGAACAACATCACGTACTGGATGGGGGTTGATAAGTTCTATGTCTACTCCGGTCGGGTCGAGACGCTGCCATGTACGTTGCGGCAGTACGTGTTCGGAGACATCAATCTTTTGCAGCGGTACCAGTTTTTTGCCGGTACGAGCGAAGGTTTTAACGAAATCTGGTGGTTTTATTGCTCTGCGAACTCAGACACCGTAGACCGCTACGTTATCTTTAACTATCTCGAAAACGCTTGGTACTACGGGTCGCTTGCTAGAACGGCATGGCTCGATTCACCGTACCTTGCAACGCCAGTTGCACTTGGTTATGACGGGCAGATCATCTACCACGAAGACGGCAATGACGACGGCACTACCAACCCGCCATCTCCTATAACCGCGTACATTCAGTCGGCAGACTTTGATATTGGCGAAGGGGATCGTTACGCTTTTGTGGACGCGATCATTCCGGACATCGGTTTTGATGGTTCAACTTCCGCCGCCCCAGAAGTCACCATCACGCTAAAACCAAGGCAGAACCCCGGGGCGCTGTACACCGCTGCGGCATCAAACCCGGATGTGGTTAGCGGTAATAACTACTCTGCGCAGCGTAACTATCTTGTACAGCAATTTACAGAGTTCGTTTACGTTCGCGTGCGCGGTAGGCAAATGGCTTTTAGAATCGAGTCCAGCACGCTAGGTACAAAATGGCAGTGCGGTGCGAATCGCATGAACATTCGTCCTGACGGGCGTCGGAGGTAAACATGTCCTACATCGTTACTTCCGATGATCCGCTAAACAGGGTTGTCGCCCCTCGACTGCCCTCAGCACCCCATACCTATGACGCGCGCTATCAAGAGCAGTTTTCAAACGTATTGAGGCTGTACTTTGCCCAGCTTGACAACATCCTAGGACAACTCGTGGCTGCAACATCGACGATCCCCGTTTCTATTGGTGGCACCAATGTGGATGCGTTTGGGCGGCTTCGCGTAGGTCAACCCTACACGTTGTTTGATAGCCAGAGTCGATACGCGGCAGATGCGCAGTTTGATACGTCTACTGCCACGGGCGGGACGACCACGTACCTGCCTAATGAAGCGTCGGTTCAACTTAACGTCACCACCAGTTCAGGTTCTTCGGTCGTCCGTCAAAGCTATCGCAGCTTCCCCTATCAGCCGGGTAAAGGTTTGATGCTCATGGCCACGTTTGTAATGAACGCGGCTAAGACGGGTCTGCGGCAGCGTGTGGGGTACTTTAGTACGCAAAACGGTGTTTTCTTTGAGCAGAACGACTCGTCTAAGTCGTTTGTACTGCGGTCATATACCAGCGGCGCTGTGTCTGATGCGCGGTCAGTTCCGCAGGCTAACTGGAATGGCGATAAGCTTGACGGGCTTGGCCCCAGCGGTGTTTTGCTGGACACGACCAAGGCGCAGATTTTGTGGATGGACTTTGAGTGGCTTGGCGTAGGCTCAGTGCGTTGCGGCTTCATCATTGATGGCCAGTTCATCGTTTGCCATACGTTCAAAAACGCCAATCAAATTGCCTCGGTGTATATGACCACGGCGGTGCTGCCCGTGCGATACGAAATCACGAATACCGCTGTTACTAGCTCGGCTTCCAGCATGAAGCAGATATGTGCTACCGTCATTTCAGATGGGGGCTACGAGCAAACATCCATTGAGCATATGGCCCGGCGCACGTCTGTCCCTGGCGTCGGCTTTATCACCACGTCTTTTTATCCGCTGGCGTCGATTCGTTTGGCGTCTACAGCGTTGGGGTCGGTCGTTGTCCCGTTTAACTACGATTTTTTGCCCACCACAACGGACAATTACGAGATCGCGCTCATTAAAAACGCGACCTTGACTGGGCCGTCTTGGACGGCTTCTGCTACTGACCCCAATGTTGAGGTTGACTACACCGCTACGGCAATGACGGGCGGGGCGATTGTTTCTAGCGGCTATACGTCAGGTAGGTCAGGACGTGTGCCGCTGGCCAGCGGCAATAACTACAACTGGGATATGCAGTTAGGCGTGTCTCTCGCGGGGGTTAGCGATACCTTTACCTTGGCGGCTCGCACCCTGTCTGGAACAGGTGCTGGATGGGGCGCACTATCGTTCTTCGACTTGACATCATGATAAAATTTAATAACCCCTTTTCTGTGAGGCACCTATGAGCCTTGAAAAAGTCGCATCGCATCTGGCATCCAAAGGGCGCGGGGAGGACACACTGCTTGTCCACATGACCCCCGGCGAGGTGCACGGACTTCAAGCTTTGGCTAAAGCGCATGGCGGCAGCCTTACGGTGAATCCTGAAACTGGTTTGCCTGAAGCCGGGTTTTTGAAAAGCATCCTCCCCACGCTGGTTGGCGTCGGTATGAACTTCATTCTGCCGGGAAGTGGCTTGTTAGCTGCGGGGGTTGGGGCAGGCGTTGGGGCGTTGACTAACCGGCAGAACCCTCTGATGGGTGCCTTGATGGGCGGATTGGGCGCGTATGGCGGCGCTAGTTTGGCCGCTAACATCGGATCGGGGCTGAATGCTGCGTCTAGTGCTGCCGCAGCCGAAGGTGCAGCCGCAGCCGGTTCTACGCCTATGGCGACCACTGGGCTTGAAACCGTTAGTCCAGAAGTATGGGCTGGGCAGCCTCTGCCTCAGCCTGTTGTACCCCCTGTAGCGGTTACGCAGCCCGTCGCTCCGACGGTGGCGGAGTCTATGCAGGCTCCTATGGAGACTGAATTCTGGCCTGCTGGGGCGCACACCCCTCCGGTTAAACCTACGTTTGGACAGTCGCTAGAAGCTGCGTTTCAAAAGCCGGGAGAGTTTGTTAAGGGTGCTGGTGGGTTTGGAAAACTGTTGAGCCCGGCGATGATGGCGGCGGCACCACTGACCATGATGGAGCCAGAAATTACTACGCGCCGACGCTATTCGGGCGAAGGTGGCGAGTACGAATACATTCCAGGCTATACCGATGGCGAGCCAACATCGTCAAGCTATACGGGCGAGCGCCGCTACTTTGCGCCGACCTATCGCAAGCTGGCAGAAGGTGGTGAAGTTACGCCTGCTCCACAAATTAGCTACAACCCGGTAATTTCCCAACAGCCGACCGGCTTGATGGGATTGGCGGCACAGCCTTTTGTTGCAGCCCCCGCCGCCAACCCCCCTGCGGCTCCGCCTCCTCAAGGTTTGATGAGTCTGCCTACGCAGTACGGCAGCACTCTGCCGGCTAACGTCGAACCCCAGCGCATAAAAGACTATGTGCAGACTGTGATGGGGATGACAGACTTAAATTACCCCCAGCGCGGCGCATTGATTGACAAAACGGCCCAAGAGTACGGCGTCACTCGTGAGCAATTAGCAAAGGCTTCCGGGTACGACATGCCGTTTATTCAGTCGTTTCTAGGCCCGATGCAAGGCGGTATCGCGCCAGTTGGCGGTATGACGGGTGCAAGTGCTGATGCCTTCCGCTATCTCTATGGGGCGCCGACGACTACGGCGGAGAAGGTAACGCAACCGATTACCACGGCGGGCACAAGCGCAATTGGCGGCACGCCCGTTTCTCCTGCTCCTGCACCGGGCGGCAACTACGTTGACCCAGCAACTGGCAGAACGTGGACACCCGCCGAGATTTCCGCTGGCGGGTACTACGAAACGTACTACGAAGGGTCGGATGCTACAGAAAACAAGCGGTGGGTTCCTGCTCCTAAAGTCCCCGCCCCTGCACCGACGCCTTCACCGACCCCTGCACCGACGCCTTCACCGACCCCTGCACCGACGCCTTCACCGACCCCTGCACCTGCTCCACAACAGCAGCAGTATTCGAATGAGGAGATCAAGAACTATGTGGACAAAATCCTAAAAAATGAAGGGCTCACGGATATTCAACGCGCGGCAGAAATCAATAGGGCGGCGGGGCAGTTCGGCGTTAGTAACGCACGTCTTGCTGAGGCCACCGGGTACAGCACGCAGCAGGTAGAGGATTACTTAAAGCAAGCGTATGGTACGCCTGCACCGACACCTGCACCGACACCTGCACCGACACCTGCACCGACACCCGCACCGACACCCGCACCGACACCCGCACCGACACCTGCACCTAGGCCAGCTCCAGCTCCCAGCGCAAATGGTGCGTGGACACCTGAAGAAATTGCCGCTGGCGGTAGGCGTGTGGAAGTTCCTTGGGGAAATGAAGGCGGGACTATTAGTAGATGGGTTCCCTACACAGGCGCTGCGTCTATGTCTGCTCCGGCTCCAGCTCCTGCCCCTGTTTCGTCAGGCTCGTGGACTCCTGCAGAGATTGCTGCGGGCGGTAAGGTCGTATCTCAACGGGTACTTCAGCCGGATGGCCGTTATATAGATGAGGCGCGGTGGGTTACTGCGCCTAAATCACCCGGCTATGCCGCAGGCGGAGGTCTTCGTAGTGGCGGGTTTGTTGTTCCTGCCGACGTAGTTTCCGCGCTGGGTAATGGCAGCACCGATGCTGGACTCGAAGTGTTGATGAGAAAGTTCAACGCCAAGCCGATTGATGGTCCTGGCGACGGCATGAGCGACTCTATTCCCACTACGATTGAGGGCAAACAAAAAGCCCGTGTTGCTCGCGGTGAAGCGTATATTTCGCCTGAAGACGTTAAAAAATATGGCGGATCGAAGAAGTTCTACGCTATGTTGGACAAGATTCGGCACAATGCACACGGGAAGAAGTCCCAACAGCGACAAGTGAACCCCCATAAATTGGTATAGAGATGCAGATCCAACACGTCCCTCTTGAGTGGGTTCCACGCACTTGGCCGATGGTCGAGAAGCACATTGCTGCAGCAGTGGAGCACGCTAAGGGGGACTATGCCGTATCGCACCTTCAGGCGATGGTGTCTGGCGGGCAAGCGGTCTTAGTAGTGGCGGTTGAAGATGGCGCGATTGTTGGTGCAGGGATTATCGAGATATTTAACCGACCAACAGCCCGCGTCGCATTCATTATGGCGATGGGCGGCAATCTTATCGTTACCGAAGATTCTCTGACGCAGCTTAAAGCGTTGCTAGCGTCGATGGGTGTCACGGCTATTGAGGGGGCTGCACGAGAGTCCGTTTTTAGACTCTTGACACGGCTCGGGTTCACGGAAAAGTACAGAATTTTTGAGGTGAAATTATGAGCGGTGGCGGTTCCAGCGGCAGTGGACAAACAGTTGCGTATCAGACGAATATCCCTGAATACGCAGCCCCTTATTTTGAGAAGCTTATTGGGCAAGCTGGCGCTATTACGCAGGCTCCCTATCAGCCCTATACCGGCGAGCGGATCGCCCAGTTTACCCCGCTTCAGCAACAAGCGTTTGCTGGGGCACAGCAGCGACAAGCTACGCCGCAGTTAGGGGCAGCATCACAAATTGCGCAGGCTGCCGCATTGCAAGGCATGGGGCAGCAATACAACCCATCTGCATTTACGGCACCACAGATCACTCCAGGCCAGATTGGCTACGAGCGAGTTGGGACGCAGGCGTTTACGGCTCCTGGCGCAGCTCAGGCGTACATGTCGCCATACATGCAGAATGTCGTAGACATCCAGCAGCGAGAAGCGCAGCGGCAGGCGGATATTGCTCGTACTCAGCGCGGGGCTCAAGCTGTTGGCGCTGGTGCATTCGGCGGTTCTAGGCAGGCCATCATGGATGCCGAGGCTGCGCGTAATCTGGCAATGCAAAAGGGCGACATCCAGGCGCAGGGGCTGCAGTCAGCTTTCTCTACGGGCCGGGAAGCGTTCATGCAGGATCAGGCTCGCGCTCTGCAAGCGCAGCAAATGAATCAGCAAACGGGACTTTCTGCTGGTCAGAGCGGCCTTCAAGCCATGATGCAGGCGCAGCAACAGAATCAACAAGCCGCGCTCGAAGCCCAGAGAATGGCGGAGCAGTCACGCCAGTACGGGTTCGGAGCCAACCTTCAAGGCGCTCAAACGGCTTTGCAGGGCGCACAACAGCTCGGAGCACTGGGACAGCAACAGTTTGCTCAGGAATCTGACATTCTCGGCCAGAAGGCTGCAATGGGTGCGCAGCAGCAAGCGCAAGTCCAGAACATCCTGGGGCAGCAGTATTCTGACTTTATGGCCCAGCGGAACTACCCGTATCAGCAGCTCGGATTCATCTCCGATATTTTGCGCGGTGCACAAGGCACGTCTCGCACGATGTATTCGCCCGCTCCGTCTCCGATGCAGAATCTTGCGGCTCTTGGCGGAGCTGCGTATGGTGTCAGTAAGATTGCCGGTATGAAAAAAGGTGGTCGCGTTAAAGCTGCTGGGCTGCAAGACCTCGCCTTGGCACGTATGAAGGAGTCAAAGTGATCGACGCTAATCAAATCACGTCCCGTCTGCGCATGATGAGCGACGCTGAATTACAGCGTTTTGCTGAGATGCACAAGCAAGACCCCTACATGTTTCCGTTGGCGTTTAACGAGAGCAATACCCGTAAACAGCTTCGGATGAAGGGGCAGGCGCAAGCACAAACCCCACAACCTCCCGTAAACCAGCAAGCCCTTGCTGCAATGCAGCCGCAACAGTTGCCCGAAGATCAGGGTATTGGTGCGCTGAATCCTGAGATGCAGTTTGCTGATGGCGGTCTTGTAGCGTTTGCTGGCGGCGGTAGCCTGGACGAGTACGGGTACGCGCCTGTGCTTGGCGATAACGGGGAAGAGATGGTCAGCTACGCTGATGGCGGAGCGGTCCGCTTTCAGAATCGCGGTGGTGTCCCAACGCCTTACGACTACCCGCAATGGGTGCAGGGGATGGCTAGCGGTGAGGGCGGTTCTCAAGAAGAGCGTATGCGTGCGCAGCTTGAGGCGGAACGAGCCGGTGAGGCCCCCACAGAAGCGGAGGCCGCTGAGATTGCAGAGGCTAGAAAAGCACTGCGTGGGATCTATCGCCCTGTTCGTGCAGTGGCTGGGAAAGTGGGAAGTTTTATTGGGGATATTGCCACCGCCCCTTATCGTGGCGCTATGACGGGCATGGATAAGTACGCCGCGCTTATCAATGCTGCTGCGGGTAAGCCTGTCGTTCCTCGTGCCGGAACTCCGGGGAACCGTCCTGAGTTTGAGATGTTCCCCAGCTTTAAAGGTACGCCGACTGCCGCTGCCCCGGCTGCTAAAACAGCACCGTCGGTGCCCGCACAGCCCGTGCCCGCACCGCAGGCTAGAGGCCCCGGTATCGAACAACTTATGCCTCGCGAAGTGCTTGACGCCGCTAGAAGTGGTGCGGGCGCACCACTAGGTATGCCCTCTGGCGGTGCTCCGCGTCCGACTAGCACTGCGGAGGATTTCAGCACGACGAAAGATACCGAGGACTTCTACGCAGAGAAGATAAAAGCGGAAGAAGAAAAGGCCAGCAGACGCTTTGAGGAATACAAAAAAGGCCGTCCAGGGCCTGAAACTTTTGCGGAAGAAAAAGCCCTTTTGGCTGAAGACAAGGCCGAGACCGAGAAGCAGCAGCGCATGAATGAAGGGCTGGCGTGGCTCACATTCGCATCCAACGTTATCCAGCCCGGTAAAAGCACGTTGCAGTCGATTGTCGAGGGCGTATCTGCTGGCGCAGGCCAGTACTCCAAGGCTCAGGGCGATCTCAAGAAGGCCGAGAAAGAACGTAAGGCCGGTCTCGCAGCACTTGCCAGAATGGAGCGTGCAGAGGGGCGCAAAGACTACGACGCACTCGAATCCTACAATCAGCAGTTACAGGGTAATGTAGACAGGATGAACGCCGCAGCAATTGACGCAATTGCTAAAGCAAGAAACGTAGACAAACAGACTGCTGCGGCCATCTACATGAATGAGCAGGATAACGCTGCCCGTTTAAAGATGACACAAATGCAGGTTGATGCAAGTAGGTTTGCGGCGGGGGTGCGCGGCGGCGCGGCGGCGGCTAAACCGATTATGACCCTTGAGGACTTTGCCAAGCTGCCTCAAAACGCGGTGTTGTCTAATGCACAGCTTGTTGCAGAATATAACAAAATGCTTGCGGCATCGAGAGGTCCATCAACAGATACTGTAATTCCTGGGACGGCTGCACAAGCGGACTTAGGACGCTAAAATGAAAACGCCTCCAGCAGTGAGGCGTTTTTTCTAACAGAAAGACACACAGCTATGGCCCTCATCCGTCTCCCCAATGGTAAAACTTTTCCAATTCTTGAAGGGGAGACTCCTCAAGACGCTTGGAACGCTGCACTTGAGAAATATCCGGAAGCGTTCGGGTTTGCGCCAACAAAGCCAAAACAAGACACCTCCGGCTTCTTGGCCGCAGCTAAGGGTACTATTGAGGAGACGAAAGGGCAGGCCAGTCTTCTCGCAGCCAAGCTCGGCTTGAAGAGCAACGAAGAAGCCATGCGGGACTACGAAGCTGCTAAAGCGCGTTCCCGTGAAATCTTTACGCCTACCCAGGATGATTGGAGCACATCTCCTTGGTTGAAATTTAAAGAGACGCTTGGCGGTTCTCTCCCGTTGATGGCTGCGCCGCTAGTTGTAGGTGGAGCAGCAGCGTCGCTCCCGGTATCTGCGCCTGTTGCCGCAGGTCTTGGTTTCTTAGGCGCTACCGCTGCCAGCACCGGGCAGTTCACGCTGTCGAACTTGGGTCGGCAGGTTGAAGAAACCGGCGATATTGAGAAGGCAGATCTTGGTAAGGCTGCGGGGGCCGCAGTCCCCCAAGCGCTTCTTGACACTGCGGCGATGTACGTCATGCCGGGGATTGGCAAACTTCTTGGCCGCGCTGGAGCGCAAGTCACGGAAGAAACTGCCCAGGCGCTTGCTAGACAGACTGTCAAACAGGTTGCTGCCGACTACGTTAAGGCCACGGGCAAAGTAATGCCTGTTGAAATGCTCACAGAAGCTACACAGCAAGCAATTGAGCGTTATCAGGCAGGTCTGGCTATCGAAGACCCCGAGGCGCGTCAAGAGTATCTTCAAAGCATTCAAGGCGCGGCGGCGCTCACTGCCGTGCTTGGCCCGTTTGGTCGTGCGTTTGAACGCGGGGGCATTAAAGCGGAGGGTCGCAGACTTGAGCAAGCTAGGCTCGGGGAAGAACGCACTGCAGCAGAAGCCGAGCGTGTTCGATTGGCCGAAGAAGAAACCGCTCGCAAAGCGCAGCCAGAGTATCTGGACAAGCTGATTGCGGATTTTGAAGCTGCCAAACAGGGGATGATTGATAGCCCCAAACCTAAGAAGCCGAAAAAAGACGCATCGCCAGAAGAAGATCTTGCATACGAAGACGCGCTTGCAAAGCATAAAACGGCGCTGGAAACCTTTAAGCCACTCAAAGACGAGTACAGGTCAAGACTGACAGATATTACCGCTCGTCGGCAACAACAGGCTGCGGAGGCAGCTAGCGCACAGCAACAGCAGGCGGCGGAGGCAGCTAGCGCACAGCAGCAACGAGTTGAAGAAGAGGCGCGTCAAGGTGGCCAAGGTCCGTTCACGCAGATGAGCATTCCTGGCGTCGAACCGGGCTATGTGCAAACTGAAATTGAGGCTGCACCAGCGCCTACCGTCAGCCCGGTTGAGCAAGAAAAGCAAAGCATCTTCCAGCGGCTCCAACTGCAACAGCAGCTTGATGACCTTTCTGCTCGCGCTAAACAAGTTAAAGATGCAGCCATGACGCCCGGCGTCGCGCCACAAGCAACGGCTGACGCCTTTAAGCAAGTTCAAAGCATTAACCAGTCGATTGTCGGGCTTAAAGGTGAAATCAATAGGCTTGGGGGACGAGTCAGCACCTTAGACGAACTTAAAACCAAGCGCGATTCGCTGCTCACCAAGTTTGAAAACGCTAAAAAAGCGAAAGCCGAACCACAAGTCGCCAAACTGCTGGCGGACATCCAAAAAGTTGATGAAAAGCTGTCACTTTACGAAAAGCCTGTCGATGAACGGCAAGCAGGTCTTGATCTCCGCCCAGCAGAGCCCGCCCCTGCGCCAGTAGCTACACCAGAGCCAGCAGTTGCGCCGGAATTGAAACCCGGCGAGCAAGCCCAGATTGAAGGTATTGAGCGCGTTGCTCCTGCGCCCGCTCCTGTCGAAGAAGCTCCGCAGTCCGCGTTCGACATTCAAGAGGAGATCCGCAAGCTGGAGATGCTCGCGCAGCGCCAAGACGACGCGGCGTTCAAAGAGACTGAACCTGAAGCCTATCAAGAGGCTGCTAAAAAAGCAGAAGCCACTCGCGCAAATATCCCCGACGCACAAAACCGGCTTGCAGAAGCCCAGGCGCGTGAATCGACGCAAGAGGCTGCAGCCTTTGAGAAAGAAGGCATCCCCGCTTTTGCAGCTCAGGCAGACATCGCGGATCTAGAAAAACGTCTTGCTAGCGCTCAAAACCGCTTCCAAACTGCCAAGCAAGAAAAAGACAGCGCCAAGGCAAAACGTGCTGCAAATGACATCGTTCGTTTGCGGAACCAGATTGCAGTTGCACAACGCGCACAGCCGCAAGTCAATCTGGAGCAAGGCGCTGCCGCGCTTCAAGCGTATGAGCAAAAACTGAATGCGCAGCTTGCGGATTTGATGGCAAAAGGTCGGATTGCTGCGCAAGATGTTGGAAGGCTCTCCCGTGCGCTTAAAAGTGACAGCCCTCTTACAAGAGAAAAGCGATTGGCATTGGCCAAGTCGTTGGGGTTGACGCTCCCCGAAGAACCTGTTCAAGAGTACAAACCGCGCTATCAGAGAAAAGCTGATTGGCTAAGTGAGGGCTTTGAACGCGAAAAAGCCCGCCGCAAAGAGGCGCGCGCTACTGAAGAAGCGCCAAAAACTGAACAGGCTGAAGAGCAACGCAAGGCTGAAGCGGCTGAGGCTGCACGCAAAGCTGAAGAGCAACGCAAAGCTGAAGAGCAACGCAAAGCTAAAGAGGCTGAAGCTGCCCGCAAAGCTGAAGAGCAACGCAAAGCTGAAGAGCAACGCAAAGCTAAAGAGGCTGAAGCTGCCCGCAAAGCTGAAGAGCAACGCAAAGCTAAAGAGGCTGAAGCTGCCCGCAAAGCGGAGTATCTTTTAAACGCTAAAAAATTGGCAGAACAGCGTGCGGAAGAAGCAAGGGTCAAAGCAGAAAAAGCAAAACAGGAGCAAGACGCTGCGAAAGAAGCTGCGGCTAAGAAAGAAGCTGAAGCGGCGCGTGCGCAGGCTGAAAAGGTTGCTGAGGCTTCCCGCAAAGCTGAAGAGCAACGCAAAGCTGAAGAGCAACGCAAAGCTAAAGAGGCTGAAGCTGCCCGCAAAGCTGAAGAAGCTGCGGCGAAGGAAGAACAAGGCATTTTTAGTGAAGATCCTGCCGACCATCCAGAATGGGTTGTTGACAATATCTTAAAGCAGTACCCAGGTTCAGCGGTTGTGTACTCTGATAAAACCGGCGTGCTTTCAAGAGGTATAAACCTGTCTGGGGATCAGATATACGTCTTTTACATAAAAGCTGGTAACTACATATATAAGTTTAATGCTGCATCTAGAGCGCCTAGTGAAAGGCCTTACGCAAGCACATTTAACGCCGTTCAAGAAAAAATAAAGTCTGTTGCAGATAGGCTTGCTGCTGAAGAAAAAGTTAAGCAAAACGAAAAGCCTGATGGGCCTTTTACTAACAGCAAAAGAAACGTAGCCACTTCTGACGGCGTTGACTCTCGATACGCCCACTATCTTAATGACTTAATGCAGTCGTTAGGAATGGGTGATGTGCGGGTATTTCTGTTTCATGCGGACGATGTTAAAGGGCCGCAAGGACGTGAAAAATACAATCTTTTTGGCGAGTATGCCAACGCACAAACTAGTCAGGAAGTGCCGCAGGAGTACGGTCGCGTTCAGCCGTTTGGACCAAATAAAAAAGATTTTGCACTAAAGATAAGCGATAAAAAAAGCGAAAACGTAACAGTAGAAGTTATTGCGCACGAGCTTGGGCACATAGTTGAGCGTGTAGCGTTTAATAAAGCTTCTCCAGAAACTAAAGCCGCGATCCGCGCAGCACATGCAGAATGGTTGTCTGGCCTCAAAGGAAAGTCGGCTATAGAGCACGTAGAGTCAATGCGCAGCAAAGAAGTTGCAGAAGCGCAGGTTGTTGGACTCGAAAAACTCACCAGCAAAGACCTGTCTCCTTACTGGAACTCTTTCTCGGAATGGTTTGCTGACAATACGGCAAGATGGGCCACTACAGAAGAAAAACCTGTTTCTATTGTTGAAAAGTTTTTCAAGGCCGTTGCAGACAAAATCAAAAGCCTCATATCCGAAGTTACGGGTAAGCAATATTTGCCGAATAAGACGGTACGTGATTTTCTGAACAGCATGGGGCCTGCAAACCCTGTTTCTTGGGAGGGCGTGCGAGGGCCGGCCTCCGACAGTAAAGTGACATCTTTAGCAACGGAAGAAGTCGCCAAGGCAGAGACCGACGCTAAGACTGCGATGGATGAGAATCCAAAGCTGTTTGAAGACAAAAACTTCGAGTCCGACACGGATACCGATGCTGATGTCCAGCTTCGAGCAAACAACGTATTCTTTGAAGAGCGCCCTACGACGCCGTTGTCGAAAGCTGCGGCTAATGCAGCGGAAAACAATAACGTCATGGGGCTGCTTGACGAGCTGGCCAAAAGCAAAAATCCGTTGCATCGAGCACTTTCCGAAGCAGTCAAGACGCTGCAAACATCTTTAACACGTCAGACAAAAATCTCGGTTAAAGATAACTTGGTTGTGGACGGTCAGCCTACTGAAGGTAACTTCAATGCTTCGCGCAACCGGATTATTATGGATCGAGGCTCTCTTAATGAAGAGTCTGTGCTGCACGAGCTTGTGCATTCTGTTACCCATGCGGCGTTAACCGTTCCAATTGACGCCCTCCCGCTTTTTCAACGTGAGGCACGTCTGCGGCTAGAAGCAACCTTCAGCAAAATTCAGAATAGTCCGGCGTTTGCTAGAGAGTACGGGCGTCTAGACCTTAAGGAGTTCGTCGCTGAAGTTCTAACAAACAGCAATCTTCGTAATAAGCTCGACTCCTTTGACAAGACGCTGTGGCAGCGCATTGTTCGTGGCTTGATGGAGTTGATCGGCATGAACCCTGAAAGACTGTCTAGCAAGTCTATGGAAGAGGCGTTCGCGCTGTTCGGGCCTCCACAAAAAGCAGGCAGCGTAACCAACGATGCTGTAGTCATGGCTTCTGCTATGCGAGGTGTGTTCGCAGGCCGAGGTGCCGTCGCATCGGATCGCGTTAATGAGCGCGTGGTCAACACCGTAAACGGCCTCGTCGGAAGAACACAGAGTATCGGCGACCGCATCATGGCGAACGTTACAGGGCTGCGTCTTAGAACCAGGCTAGCCGATAACTGGGCCCCGTCCGAAGCGCTGCTTAAACGTGGTGTCGAGAAAGGAAAAGTCTCAGAAGCGCAAGCCCTACAGCTTCGGTTCCTGATGCGCGTCACGAACGATGTGAACCGCCAAGTAAGTCTTGCATTTACGCAAGGTGTACCGCAGCTCGTCACACGAGAAGGAATCAAAGTTCTTGAAGGCCAGAACGGGGTTAACGCACAGCAGATCGCTAAAGTTTTGGGCCGCTCCAAGCTCGGTAACGAATCCTTTGTGGAAAACCTGTTCACAAATTGGCTGGCTATCCTCCGTGCAGAAAAAGCGGGTATCGGCTACGACCGCCTGAATTACGGCAAGGATAAAGACGGGAATCCTCTCCTAGATGCGACTAAAGCTGCGGAAATTAAAGCTGCCGTTGATAGCGATCCGGAAACTAAAGCCGCCTTTAATGAGGCCCGCGATCTTTACCGCCAATACAACAAAGACCTGTTGAATACCTATGTTGAGGCGGGCGCAATGTCGCGTGAGAAGGCAAACGAGTTACTGAAGGGGGACTTTATCCCGTACTACCGTGTCCAGAACGGCGCTGTGGAGCTGATGCTGGGCAGCCGCAAGGTCACTATCGGTAATGTTGTCGATCAGCCGCAGCTCAAAGAGTTGGTCGGCGGCGATGAAAAAATCCTCCCGCTGTACTCCAGCATGATGCAGAACACGTCGCTCTTGCTTCGCGGCGCAGTGACAAACATGCAGACCCGTGACGTGGCAAACATGGTTCAGGACATGGGCCTCGGGAAGATTATCAAGGGCGAAGGCCCTCGCGATGTCTATGTGGCCCGGTTTAAAAACAAAGGTGTTGACTATTACCTGCGCTTAGACCCTTCCGCATTCCCGGACGACATTCCTGCTGATGTATTTGTCATGGGGTTGCAAGGTATCAAAACGGCGATTCCGACGGCGGTGCGAGCGATGCAGATGCCTGTCAGCCTCCTGCGTAAGGGCATCACCCGGATGCCGGTCTATGCGTTCCGTCAGTTGATTCGTGACCCGATCCATGCGTATCTGACTACAGGCGGTGACTTCTCAGCCGTTCTCGACACGTACCGCGAATTCATTAAGTCTCTCAAAGCCCCAACTCAAGCAGGTGAGGCGCTAGAGCGTGCGGGGGCGGTCAGCAGCATGGTGCAGACTGGCGATATTGAGGATCAGGCCCGGATTCTGCGCTCTATAACAAGCGGCAAATACAGTCTGGCGCGAGGCATGGCGATGCTAGATACGTTCGCCCACAAGGCGGATACGGCTACTCGTGCGGCGGTCTACAACAACTACCGCAAAAAAGGCTTCTCCCACCTGGAGTCGGTGCTCGCCGCTGCGGAGTCTATAAACTTCTCACGTCGGGGAACCTCTGCATCGCTGCACTGGATGGGTACGATGATCCCGTTCTTCAACGCGCAGATCCAAGGTCTGGACTCGGTATATCGTGCAGCCTTCACAAAAGACGTGCCGTTCCAAGAGCGTATGCAGATCACGCAGAAGCTGTACAAGCGCGGGACGTTGATTGCGGGCATGGCTATAGCTTACGCCCTGATGATGCAGGACGATGAAGCATACAAAAACGCCACCCCGCAAGAACGTGCGATGAACTGGTTCATCTATCCACCTGGAAGCGACGAGCCGATTCGCGTTCCGATTCCGTTCGAATTGGGTTTTGTGTTCAAGGCATTGCCCGAACTGGCCATCAATACCGCTTTCGGCGATACCAAGGCAAGAGATGCGCTAGGCGTTATTCGTAAGCAGCTTGAAGCATCTGTACCTATCGGCATCCCCTCTGCGGTCAAACCGCTGGTGGAGTTGAGCGCAAACCATAACTTCTTCACCGACGCGCCAATTGAATCTACGCGGGAAGTAAACCTTCGCCCTCAAGACCGTTTCCGTGCTAACACGACCGAGCTTGCCAAACTTCTGGGGGCGACGACGGGCGCATCGCCGTTACAGATCGAGCATCTTGTTCGTGGCTACACCGGTACGCTGGGCATGGCGCTCATGTCGGCAAGCAATCTCGCGTTGCGCCCCCTCACACTACCTGAAGATGTGTCTGCCCCGGAGCGTAAACTCAGCGAAATGCCGTTCATCGGCTCGTTGTTCCAGCCCGAGACAGGTCGAGGGGCGCTGGATGCGGTCTACAAAGACATTAAAGAGTATGAGCAGGCCGCGCAAAGCTACAGAGATATGGTCAAGGCTGGGCGAGCGGCAGAAGCTGCGGAGTTTGCCAGCAAGTATTCAGCTCAGATCGCGCTTAACTCGACCGGCGGATCATTCCGGCAGAAGATGGGCGAGTTAGCAGAACTCAAGCGTGTAATTGCAGCAGCGCCTAAGCTGTCGGGCGAAGAAAAGCAGCGGCAGATTGATGCGATTAAGCGCCTGGAGATTCAACTGGCTCGAAACATCCGAGACATTGCTAAAAATCTCGAATAAAGAAGACGCCAAAGCGGCCTTTATAGATCCCTATACGGGCCGTGGCTTTTATCCCTAGGTGCATCGCGGCCACGAGGCCGCATCGCTTTATCTCTGTGGTGTCGAGGCAGGGGACAAAAAACCCCTGCCCCGGTTCGACCCTATCCCAAGGAAACTTCACCATTCTCGTCTACCGATGACTTAGGGATGCTGATGTGCATGACCGGCACACGCATCACAGGCCCATCCGTCTTGGCCAAAAGATCCTTGCGACCGTACTTGATGACGAAGTTTGCCGGTGCTTTCTGCATACCCTCCATCTGCCGTTTGAAGTCTTCATATCCGAAGCTCATCGACGCACAGTGGCGGCGCAGGAGCGTTTCTTCGATGAAGTAGTCCACATAGTTCGTGTTTCTGATGCCGTGCTCGATGCGGCCCATGACCGTGTTTTTGGTACTGGTCTTGCCTTGCAAGTCCTTGCCCAAGTCGGCAATAAGCTGGCCCGCAGCGTCGGCCCGAATGACAACAAACTTGCCATAGAACTCGCGTGTGTAGGCGTTGAGGATGTCCTCTGCCGTCCTGACCGACCGCTTATGCGCCATCCGAGCACGTTCAACCAAGTCACGTAGCGCGTCCACCAACGCCTTGACTGGCACGTCGAGCAGATTGGCGTACCGAGAACCGATCAGGATTGCTGCGGCAATAGCAGATGTGCAGCCTGCGTGCCAATAGCGTTCTTCATCGCTGAATTTGATCTCGGTCCGCATACGTTCGTGGACCCTGCGCCAAACATCCTCGGCAGTCTCGTAGTTCTTGACCAGCCAGCGAACCCAGGCTTCACCCGCAACGCCGTAATTTTTACTGAGCAGTTTGAGCGTCTCACGGTCGCTTTGCTCAAAAGATAGCTCCTTAGCAGGGTTCCACTCCAGCATACGCATCATTTCGCCGTGTGATGAGTGTTTGCGGCCTCCGGTCAGCAGGTCGATCATGTGCGTGTTGGAGGTCATCGTGCAGGTAAGCGCCCAGGTCGAGTTATTCACCCGCTCCCTGTTCGATCCCGCCTCCATACGCTCTTTACCTTGGCCTTCCGAGATGTCAAAAATAAGCTCTGGTGCCCACTCGACATCGTTTCTGGTTTTGCTGGTGATTTCGTCAATTAACAGGGGCAGGCTGTTGAGCAGACCCGCACGCTGCTGCATTGCCACAAAAGACGTGCCTTTTCCGGTACGGTAGTGGATCGGATGCCCCCAGACGCCAGCTTTGAGACTGAGCGTGAGTGATTTACCCGTACCAGACGACGTGGAGCCGATGTGCCACACAAAGCCTTTATGGTCGCTAAAGGGCATCAACGGAGAACCGAAAGCATCCATGCACACGGCCAACATGGTGTGCATTCCCTTTTGAATGAGCAGCTCCCAAGGCTTGCGCCAATCGTCAAGTGTTCCTTTACTGTTCGTTGCGCGGTTGATGTTCTCCAGCCCAGGCATCGGGACGGGGATCTCTGCACCGTCTTTCTTGAAAATGCGATTGTTGTAGACGAACGAGCGATCCTTTTGCCAGCCAAGCTGAATGGGGATGTCCACCACCCGGCGCTCTTGGGCAGCATTCTCAACGCAAGCACGAACGTAGTCGTAGAGGTGCTTATCCGCCACCTGCCCAAAAGATGCATAGATGTTGTTTGATGCTAGGCATTTGAGCAAATCGTCCTTAGACACCACGGCGCGACTAGGCATGATGATCGCCTGATGCTCAATCTCCGTACTGCCGCCCAGCCCCGACTTACTTAGCGCCTTGATAGCCATCAGGTGCACTTGATGCTCTTGCTCTTGGCGCAACATGTCCACCACAAAAAGCTCGTGCGGGAGTATCTGAATCTGAGCTTTGATCTCAACGCCGGTCGCATCTTTTTCCTTCACGGTGCGGTACACGCCACCTGTCTTGCCATAGTCGAACCCCCTTGGAGGGGGCGGGCGCAGAATCTTTCGTGTCTTGACATTCTCTGGCCGAGAATCGTCCACATTGAAATCATCCAGCGTATGCTCTCCAGATTCCTCAATGGGGGCCGCGTCTTCGCAGGTGGCTTGGATTGGCACCACCATTTCCTTGGCACGGTTGTCCGTCACGATCTCTCTACCCAGCGCCAGGGCGTTGGTGATCGTTCCCCAGAATGGGCATTTTGGGCAGATGCCGGGGTTCTCAGAGTCCATCTTCAGGCACGGGTACGGGCCTTTGATCTCCGCAAGTTTTTGATGCATACGCTCAGGCGTATACGGGTGCAGCTTCGACAGCTTCTGTGCGTACACATCTCCGTCAGTGCAGACTTTTGCCCAAGACAGCATCCCTCTCCAGAGTGGCTCCATCCCGTCTTGCTGCGCGTTGTTTTGGTAGAACTCCAATTGGGCGCAGCCAACACCCCGCTCTGACTTCATCCATATCGTCTCAAACCGCGTTTCACTATTGTTCAGCAACGCCTCGACGTTTGCCGAGCGTTGCGTTGCGGCTTTGGATGGGCGTACACCTTGCAGATCGACACTGGTTGGAACAAACGCATTGCTCGGGGGTTGGTATGCCTCTGACAACTGCGCACGAATAGCTGCTCCGAAACGGCGTGCATCGATCTTTGCTGTGCCCTCCAAGAGCAGCTTGACCGGGCGGGGCGCTTCGTATTTCTGCTTGTAGTTGATCGTGCCGGGGATGCGCAGAACGCGAGCCGCGTCTGCCGTTACAGTCATGTCGATCTTGAGGTTCTCCTGCTTGCACAGGCGCTTGAAGTTTTCAGCAATAGGCTTCCAGGTCACCGGATCGACCGGCTCATTGAAGGGCCAATAGCAATGCAAGCCACCACCGCTATTGACGATGTAGGGCGTACCAAACTCGTTCAGACCGGTCTTTTCCAAAAACGTATTGAGCGCGATGGCGGCGGCTTTCTTGGACTCGTAGCCATCCATGTCGATGAAGATCGACTTTATCCACGCCGCGTTAGCTGCTTCCCGGCTTTTTGGTTCGTTGAATGTTGCCAGTGCGAAGTACACATCGCGGTTTTCAGATAACCACTTCTTCACACGCGAACGGATGTTTTCCAAGTCCGATGTAAAAAAGTGGTGTTTTTTTGTTTTTGTAAACGCTGCTATGCAGTAGTGCCCATTTCCGGGTGACGGAAGCACCTCCGCTAGAAACTCAAGCGGTTTCATGTAGACCCCTCGCAGTGTGGATTAGTCGGAAACTTTTTTCAGAGACGTGTTTTCGTCAATGAGTTTCTCCATCCGAGCCACAAGCTCGGTCACCCACTCCGCAGACAAGTGCTCAATGCCGTTCACCCATGAATAGCGCAAAAGCTCTTCATCGCTCAAAAGCTGAGGTCGAATGCTTGACATATTTTTCTCCACGCTTCTTCTTCCTGTTTGGTGTTTTTAAGTATAGATACGATCTTTTGAACACGCGGCTGGAACACGGAGAGCATTTGTCGCCCATGCCCCCAGTTGTATATCGTTTGCCGCGAAGCCCCGACCGCTCTGGCAATCTTTGTGATTGACACGTTATGTTGCGCGGCTAGATGTACTAGCCATACGCCAAGCGGCGAGTTTGCGTTTAACGTGTCGTCGTTTTTATTTCGCATAGTGTTTGCCTATGGCGAGGGGTGATCTTTCGCCGATGCTTTTAAGACCAGATGCGTTACGTCTGGCCCCCCTCTAAACTCACTCGTCGTCCCAGTCGCTCACCATGTCAGCCAGCGTAGGCGGGCTCTGCACAGCGGGCTTCTTGACCGGCTCTTTACGAACTTCAGGCTCGTCGATCTCGTCGCTATCTTCCGCGACTTCCTGCACTACCGGGGCCGCCTTAGCCTTGCGAACGGGCTTTGCTACGGGCGCAGGAGCGGGAGCTTCAACCTCTTCCTCATCTTCTTCGACAACCGCTACCGGGGCAGGCTTCGCCTTTGCAGGCGGGCGTCCTTCGAGCACAGGGGCCGCACCAACTCCGTCCATCTTAGCAACAGTCATCGTGATTGCTTTAAGGGCTTCCTCGGATGCTGCTTGCTGTTCAACAATCCCGTACTCATCGTCGGTCAGCCAACGCACAGCTTTGAAGAACAGCTTAGGCGACTCGCTCTTGGTATCGAACCGCATCTGCGTAACAACAGTCTCGGGGTTGATCCCTTGCGCCACGAGATAGCGAGCATACTCTTGAAGAGGGCGGTTATCGCCTTCCGCCTTACCAAAAATAGACGTAGCAGGCAGCGCCAACTGCAAAACGTCACCGCCCATATCGTTCTCAGTCACCACCGCCAGACGCTGTTGATAGCGGCAAGCGCGGCTGTTACCTTGGCCAGAGCCTGCGATGTTCTTGGGGCAGTCGTTACACGACGTGTGCTGCGGATTCGCAGCTTCAGAGCTCGGCTTCACGCCGTCAGCGGACCAGCAATCAGGCGCTCCAACATTCTCAGAGTCGTAGCTCTTCATGTAGAAAACGCGGCTGATCTTTGGAGCAGCCTTCACGAGCACGACATTGAGGTGGCGGTCATCAATGCTTGCCACTTCTTTCCCGGCGCTCATAAGACGGAACACACCGCCCTTGATCGAGATGCGCTTACCACCGCCACCACCGCCGGCCAGGGCCTTGGCCATATCGGACAACTCGCCTTTACGAGCGAATGCGGGCGCTTGGGAAGGGTTAAAAATGGTTACGTTGCTCATCAGATGCTCTCCTTGGTTTGGGCTTGTGCTTGTTGGTTTGCTTGGGTTAGAAATGCTTCAATGATCCCGCTGACTTCGGCGTAAGGGCGTGCAGCCAGGGCGTTAAGAATTACTTGGGCCTGGGCTTCGGTAAATGTAAAAGTCATTTCTTTCATTTCGGTTTCCTTACGCTTATTGCGTATTCAGAGTTAGAGTTAAGTCCAGGCGGAACAACACCCGGGTTGTCTTTCAAAAATGTGGCCATGTTCGTCTGCGCGATGCGCTTTTCGAGCAAATCCACAGCATCGTGCTGGACTATGAACGTCTTGAAGCTATCCCAGTCCTGGGTTGAATACCGCGTTTTTGTCGATAAGACGACTGTACCCTCCTGCGTATTGACTGACTTCAGGCCAAGAGCCAACATCTGATCTTTGAGCGCGGTCTTGATAACATCTTGCTGCACTTTCAAACGCTCGATCTCAGTCTCATAAGCCGTTGTCAGTTCTTGTATCCGGGCCTGTATCTTGCGATACGTCCGGGCTAGCTTGTCCATCGGCACGCTAGCAGACTCGGTTTCGTTCATTTGTAGCCTCTTTCTTTTTTGTCCAATGTTTGACAATCATAGATGAATTTTTACGTCATGCAACCCCCTTTTTAAGAATTTTTAACTTCTGCGTCGAACAGCCTAGTGAGCAGTGCGTGGTCGGTGACTTTTGCAGCCAGCGCTTTGAACAGCTTTTCTTCAATCGCACTACTCATGATGTGCACCACCGTCACTTTGTCTGATGTCTGACCCTTACGGTCGGCCCGCGCGATACATTGCAGATACATCTCAACACTCATCAACGGGCCATAAAACACCACCGTATCGGCTGCTGTCAGCGTAATGCCGTGCGCCGTAGCCTGGGGCTGCATCACGAGCACTTGAATGTCTGGGCTGTGCTGAAATGCGTTGATGATCTGCCCACGCTTTGTTGCGCTCACATCGCCGTGAATCTGCGCCGTCTTGATCCCCTGCGACTCTAAATGCTGTGAGATCGTGTCAATGCTGGAGCGGAACAGCGCGAACACGATGACTTTGCGCGAAGTCTCCTCGATAACCTCAGTTATCGCCTTGAGCCTGCCCGACGCATCAAACGTGACAACTTCTTTCTCGTCAGTGTAGGCCGCACCTGCTGACACCTGGAGCAGCTTGCTCACCATGACTCCGGCGTTCACTGCACTGATCGTCTCGCCAGCAGCCTGCACTAACATCTGTTCTTTCAGCAGCTTATAGTATTTGTGTTGCTGAGGTGAAAGCGGGACGATCCGCGTCACAGTCACGACGGGGGGAAGGTCTAGACACTGCTCTTTTGTAAACCGTATCGCGGGCTGAAGCGTGTCATACACGACCTTTTTCGCTTCCGGTTTAGGTGCCCACTTAAACTGCGTTATCTGGCGCATAACCTTGTCGCGCCACGCCCCCAAAAACTTCGGTACCGAGTTCGGGTGCACCAGCTTGGCTAACCCATACGCATCAAGCGGCGACTGCGAAGCGGGGGTTCCTGTCATCATCCATAGATAAGTGTCAGGTTTTACGACGCTGTTTAATGACTTCCAGCGAATCGTGGAGGGGTTCTTATATGCGTTGGCCTCATCAACTATCACTAAATCAAACCTGCCGTCATTACGTATCTCATTACCGATAAGATTAAGACCTTCATAGTTTGTGATAACAAACTCGTAATCCCCCTGCACCATCTCAATCCGGCGTGCAGCGTTGGGGTGATGTGCCACGATTGCGCTGCGGTGCATCACAGAGTTCATGATGTCGCCCATCCAGGCGCTGTGCATGATCGAGAGCGGGCACAGTATGAGTACGCGCCGCACATCGCCGCGCTGCATCAAATAGTCTGCTGCCCACAGCGCGGAGAGCGTCTTCCCGGTCCCAGGGTCATTGAAACAAAAAGCCTTTCTGTGCAGCGTCAGAAATGATGCCGTCTCGATCTGGTGCGCCATCGGCTTGTATCGCCCAGGCCAGTTGTATTTGCGGGTGATGGGGGATACAACGCTCTTGACCCCCAGGTTTTTTAAAACCCGCATTTCATCCAGACCGAAATACACCGCTACGGTATACCCCCCATTACCGTGATCCTCCACAATGCGGCTCTTGGGGATCACGGTATATTTTTGCGGCGCTCTGGTGCGAATCAGCACCGCTTTATTTTCTAGGATCTCCAAGCCTATCTCCCGTTGTCTTTCATGTTGGCTTTTGGACTTCTAAGCCGCAGATTGCCTTTTGTCGTCTTGCCCCCTGAGCGCAGCGGCTTAACGTGATCTATGTGCTTACCCGTTCTGTCAACACCTTCTTTATCGTAAGCACGTCGGGCTTTTTGCCGCTCTAGCTGATCCTTCGTCTCACCGCTGGCCACCTGAAGTTTGTATTTATGCTTCCAGTCAATTTTTCCGTTTTTCTGAACCATGATTGCCTCTAGTGTTTTGGGTTGAACTCGCACCCCGTCACTTGACACCATCGGCATAACGGGGTGGGCGTGGGGTGCCACACGTTGTTAGCGTAGCTTGCCTCAAGTCGCGCCGTTCTCTCACGATATTTCCACCAAGCCGCCTCGGCCTGCTCACGCAACATCTGCATCTTCACCATCGAGTTTTTGACGATGAACAGCAGCGCACTATTGACTTTGCGTATGTGCGGAAAGTGCGCAAACACCATCAGAGACATCAGAACAAGCTGATCCTGGTCAGGGTATTTATTGCTGCCCGTTTTCCAGTCGCCCACCCACGCGGTCAGATTGTCGTCATTGACAATCAAAATGTCAGCGATGCCGCGAACCCATACCTCTTTTGCTTTCCAATCGCAGGGCTGCAACGTCTTCGTCAGTGCCATCTCATGTTCTGCGAGCTTGCGCCCCGGCTTTTTAAGTAGTGCATCTACCGTCGGCTGGAACTGCGCATAGGCGGCTGGGATCGGCGTACCGTCTTTGATGTACTCCTCAATCGCTTTATGTACCTCGACCCCGTAGCGTGTGGCATCGGTCTCTTGGAACGGGTACTTGCTCAGAACTTTGACTTCGTAATACCGCCTTGCACAACCTTCATAGTCTTTCAACGCGCTGTGAGACCACCTTATGATTCTCTCGGTCGGATCGGCTTGCACAATACCCCCCTTATTTTTTAGCTAGTCCGTAACGTCGGTGAACGCCACCTTCAGCGGCCAGGGGTATCCCCGGCATATAGCTCGGCTCAAGCGTCATCTGCTCTAGCATCCACGCTAGTGCCTCTTTACTCTCGCTCTCGGGTACAACAATAATCTGCTCGTCATGCACGGTGCCTGCCACAGGATAGCGTTTCGCTGTCCTGAGCATTCCATCGGTCATAACAATACGGGCTACGCCCTGGGTGACGTTATTCGTAATCTTGCCGCCGTAAATGCTCGTAGCGTCTGGACCGTACACCCATCTCGGTCTCCCACGCGCATCTTTTTGCTGACGAATGTTAGGATACCGCAGACTCATCCCATTGGGAAGCACAATCTCTTCTTTGCGGAAGACCAAGCACTTGTGACGATACTCTTCACCGTCAGCAAGCGATCTTTGAATGAGGCTTTCGCATAGCTCCCAAAATCCGGCAACAGGATGGGCAGCGGCTCGGTAAAGCTCAATGATCTTCTTTGCGGCGATGCAATGGATGAGTAGATCTTTCGTCGAGCAAGTATGCGGAATCTCTTGCATGCGTAGGATGTTCTCTTCCCAGTCGATGAACCGTTCAATGTAGTCCGACGTAACGCCCAGTTTTTTTGCAATCGTTTTGTCATAGCGAATAGGGGGTGCTCCAAGGAACCCCGTCAGTAGTTGAGTAGAAAAACTTGCCCACCCGAGACCGTAACCTGCGCCCAACAAAGCACTTTTTGCAGATTGGCGAAGATCAGGATGGCTCTCTTTGGTCATCCCAGGTATATTGAACATCTGAGCGCCGAACATGGCGTAGGGATCGCCTTTGGCCCTAAAAATGGCCAGCATGTCTTCATAGTCGGCAAGCCATGCCAGCACACGCGGCTCGATCTGAGAAAGGTCTCCGACGCCCAGCACACAGCCCTCTGGTGCCATGATTGCAGAACGCAAAAAACTCCCCCGCTTGAGGTTCTGCATGTTGATCGAAGACCCCTTTGCCGCAGTCCAACGCCCTGACAGCGCGCCGTAATATGACAGTGGGACAGGAAGCCTCCCCCGTTTTGAGATGTCTAGAAACCGTTGTGCCCGTGTTCTCTCGGTCGTAGACTTAACCTTCAATCGGGCTTCGCACAATAGCGTGATGTCTTCGTTCTCGCTGTTAAGTAGCGCCTGGAATAGCGCGTCGTTTTTTGCGAAAGCAAATGTGCTTCCCTCGGGATTCGGCGTCTTGACGGTGGGCTTTTTCTTCTTCATTGGGGGTGGCACCCCCAGGCGCTTCAAAATCTCCGCAAACTTGGGATTGCTTGCTAGGTCAGCCTCCTCGACATCGAGCCGCTTCAGTAGCGACTCGCGTTGTTCGCGCTCGGTGTGCAGCGCATCGGTGAGCATGTCTTGATCCAGCTCCAGCAGGGGGCGGGTGTACATCTTGAGGGTGAGGTCGATCAAGCGAAGCTCGCTTTTCGGGTAGCCCTTGCTCAGAGTAAGAAAGATCTGCTCACACAGATACACGTCATGGGCGCAGTAATCAGCTAGCTCCGCCTCGATAGCGGGCAGCAGCTCCAACACGCCATCCGTCTTGTGGATAGCTTTACCCTTCTCAGGCAGGCCGAAGTCTGCCGCAATCTGGGCCAAACTATTGCCACCCTCCACACCACGAACTGCCCGAGCCATCGACAGCGTATCGAGGATGAACGCAGGCTGAATCCCGTAGCGCCACGACAAAATCGTTACATCGAACTGAGCATTGTGGGCCAGCACTGCGGTGCGGCTCCAGTCAATACCGTCTGCCCAGGCTGGAATATCCTCCCCACGTACCCACTTCGTAGGCTGCTTACCTCCCACCTCTTTTACGCACAGCCCGAATGCTTTGAACCTGGGATCTCGAACGTACTCCTCGGTGGTCATCTTGCGTATCGTGTACTCCCGGCTGTCGTAATACGTCTCAAAGTCAATGACCAAAATGCGATCAAACGGTGCAGTCATCCCTGCCTCAATTCTCAATTGAATAGTTCTTTAGGCGGCGCGTCGTCCATCACAACGCTCGTCATTTCTCTCGTCGCATTCAACAACATGTCAGCGATCTGCATGTCATTCGCGTTAATAGGCACCACAATCAGCTCACTATCGTGACCGTAGCCGGTGAACACCGCAACGCCAGAGGCAACAGCATCTGCCCCATAGCAGGATGCGATGACGCGCACCAGGGCTTTGAACCACTCTTGCTGTTCATCTGGCAGCGCCGCGATTTTTGCGAGCATGTCGCTGTCTTGTTCCGCTGTCTTATGTGGTCGCATTGAACACCTCCTGTAGCTGTCCGAGATCATTTTCGTTGACGATAAGCGCAACACCGCCGGCCTGTACAATATTGGCAAGTTCTCGATCTTGCAGCGCCGTTGTGGTGTTCTTACCGGCCTTAGCCTCAATACCGATGAACTTGCCCCGATAGCAGACTAGGAAATCTGGAACGCCCGATTTACCGTAGGCACTGCCGACAGGCATGGCGTAATACGCCCCTGCGCTGTCTAAAATTTGACGAATCTTTTTCTTAACAGCCGCTTCAGGCGTTGATCCCATGTGTAGCTCCGAATAGTTATTGGTAGGTAATAAATAGGGGGGATGTGTAGATTCCTCGCCCCCTTCCGAGTTAAGTGGAGTCGGTGCGCGAACGCATGTCCATCGGGTACGCACCGAGCAGTCCTGACCAACATCTACAAGGCGGGGCAGGACTGACACTTGACACCCGACTATGTAATCTTCCCCGTCTCTTCCAAGAGTTTCTGTGCGTAGTGCTTGGCTTTCTCAGCGTCGTCGCTGTCTTTCTTGCCTTGCCGCATCCCGTATTTGATTACGTTCCCCTTGAGATACCCGAGCCATTCTTCTCTTGTCAGCACTGCTTGCATGACTGCCCAGGGCTGTATGCCCATGTCTTTGTAGTGCGTTCCGCCTACTTGCCTCTCGTCGGCATTACCCTCTTTCATGATTCATTACCCCATTTCTGTTGTTGACGTTGACGATAGCGCCGAGCGATCTCAGCGCGGCTTAGTTTTCTTCTTGGCTCATCCGGCTCGTTTCCAAGCTCATAGACGGGTATGGCATCTCGCCCCAGGCTATCAGGCAACCATGACCCGATATAGACCGCACCCTGTTTCTTCAGCGCCCGGAGCCAGTCCTGGGCGGTGACGATGTGTACACCTGTCTTTGTGGCAACTGACTGGGCGGTTACCGGCCCAGCCCTGAGCATCATCAGCGTCTGTGCCATGACGGTGTGATTGACTTTTGTATGCTTCTCATCCTGCATCGGGTACTCCATTGATCTCGGGCAGTCTGATGACGTTCTTTTTTGCCCTTAGCTGTTTGTCTGCCAGCGCGATGGCCTTGTCCATCTCAGCAATCGTAATGACGCCCATCTGCTGCTCATGTAGCTCTACCAATTCACGAACTGCCGTTATTTCAGGGCCAGTGGGCACAAACTTCAACTTATCCACCGCCCTGAAAATGATCTTCAAGATCGCTTCTCTACCATCGACAGCGACGGCGCTGTACTCTTTTCCGAACCCCATAGAGCATAGCGTTTCTGTCATATTACTCACAGCCACTAGGATGTTCATGTCCTGCTTAGTTGCATTTCCTCGCATCAGCGCGAGGAGTGCGGCACTGTTTTTTATCTTGAACTTCAGCATGTGGTCTGCGCGGGAACGCACAGTCTCCATACCCTCAAGCACGTAACCGAGCGGGTTGGTTAGCTGCGGCTTCGGCTTGTATTTCTTCCTTGGTTTACTTGTCGTCGGCATGTCTCTCCCCCTGCGATCTGTCCAGCATGTCTAGCAAGACCCATGCTTTGTATGTGATATGCGTGTCCACATGCTTGGCCATCCCGATCTCTTTTGCGAGCGCCCTTAACGCGGAGACCGCTTCGCTATACGTCGGCATGTTTGCTTCTTTCAGTACAGCATCTGCAATCTCGACAGCGCTCGCCATAGAGCCTCCTGTTTATGCTTCACTGTCCCCTGTGACCAGCGGAACATCGCGCCACTCACCCGCGATGACACCTATGTAGCGTTCTGCGGGCTGGAACCACTGTTGTAGGATTTTGACCGTTACCGAGTCATAGCTGTTACTTTTTACATCTAAAGATGCCACGTCGCGCAGTACAAACCGCAGATGCATCGTTGGGTGCAACGTCAAAGCGTCAGAATTAAATGTCACGGTAGCGCCCTTTCTTTTCTCTAAGTTGCTGCGTTATGAAAGACTCGTGAGCCCCGCTCACCTTGCCGCACACGTCACACTTAAATCCCAGCATTAGGCGGTCGTGAAGCCCGTTCTCATCGCGCTCCCACCATGTTGTAAGGAATCCTGAGTTGTTGCCCATGCGATGCTCTAGCTCGTGCATCTTGTTTGACCACCACCGCTTGAAGCGGAACCACTGCCCTCTCATTTTTGCTCCTCCCGTATGAAGCCGCTCAAGCGGCGGATTGATGCGATGCAATACTCACTCATCCTGGCGTGATAGTCAGCGGCGGCTTGATGGCGTAACAGCTCCTTCTTTGCCATCTCCACTTCTTTCGCTGCCTCTGCTGCCGCAGACTGAGGTTTGAACACTGCTTTGAAAATGTCTGATAGTTTTGACACTGGCTGGCTACGATGCACCGTAGTACCGTAGTTAGAGTTGGATTTAAGTAACGATTCTGCCCCAATAAAATGTGCCTTACAAGCCCTTTTAGGCCATAACTTCTTGTGGCTTCCCACACGGCATAGCGCCTGCAAGGCGATGCAGCAGGGCCATCTGCCGCTTCTTTTCGCGGTACCGCTTGGACTTCTCTACGTCTGTCAGCCGCTGCCGCGTTGCGTCGGGCTTCGATCCAAACTTATAAATCTTCACCTGATCTTTACCGTAGGCGCAGCGCTCCCACTTGGCAATGTGCAGAACTCCGGCCCGGTACAACTCTCGGGTGTAGTGCAGGACAGTCACGTAGTGCAGTCCGGTCTCTGCTGCCAGTTCTTTGCATGAGTAGACCCCTTCCATGAGATGCTTCATTAGCTGCGCCATGGTCAGCGCGTTGACCTTTATTATTTTCCGCCCTTTGTTGCACGGTGGGTTAGGTCTTGGCATGTGATCCTCAAAATTTAAGAGAGATTCCTACGTAGTTTGGTGCAACGACAATACTAGAACCACAGCCTGCGGCAGCGGTAACAGCAAAGTCTTTGAACGATGGCGTGTGGCGGTTGCGGTTGGTGCTGTCGTAAATCTCCTTGGCCAAACCTACAGCCGCAGCAGCGGCGCAGCCATAGCGCCAGTCGTCCGTGATCTTTGTGAACACTGCCCCGGTACCCGCGCCAACAATCGCGTGCTGCCATTTGTCTTTTCCACCCCAGGATTCTGCTTGGGCTTGTGTTGCGAACAGCAGTGCAAATGCAAGTAGTCTCTTCACAGCTTCCCTTTCAGTTCGTTAATGATTCTGTTGATTGTTGTTAAATTTACTTCTTTTTGGTATGCCATCCCTGCGTCGTAGCCTGTCGAGAATGCTTCGTAATGTATGCGGTCAGCAAACTTTATTAGTTTGCTTATATCTTCTTTTATATCGCACTCCCAGGCCCACTGCTCCAAACCTTTGTCATTCATTGTGTTGTTCCTTACGTTTAGGTAACGGTGCCCAACCTTTCCAGAAACCGTTATAGCCATCCCAATTTCCATACGTTGCCACGCCTCCAGCTCCTAACAGTTGAACCTTCACAGATAGTGGGCATGTAGCCATGGGTTGCCAGAAATAGGACTGGTCTACTGCTGCTGTCTGATCGGTGTTGAGTTTGATGGTCATGTGTTCTTCTCCTTGAGCTTGGCTTCTATCTCTCTGGCGAACCGGCGTATCCCACCCTCCGATAAGCCCATTCGGCTTCCGTCAGACCAGATCTCCTCATCCGTCAGCCCTTGCCATTCGCGTTGGGGTGGTGCGGTGTAGAGCGATCTATGCGGCCACCAAGCAAGACCTTTTCCGTCTTTCCAATCGGAATATCCGAGTGTCTTGCCTTGCGAATCACAGATAGGTTTTTTGTGTTGGCATGCCACAGGCTCCTGCACAGGTGCTGCGGGTGGTGCGGTGTAGAGGGGTAACGCTCGATGGTTTTCTGTAAAGTCTTTGGGGTTATCGGTCACGAATGCTGAACTGCCGTCCAACGTGTAGACCATCCACGCAACAGGTTCCTTATCTACCAGTCCTTTCCATTCACGTTTTGCAGCAACAATAAGAGTCGTTAGACGCTCAAGATTTGGAATTCTGCAAAGCATATATTCCGATCCGCCCGAAGAATAAAAAAATCCGGCTGCTCTTGCCATCTTCACAATTTCGTTTCGATCTATCTGTCTTTCTGTTACCCAATATGGTTTCGACTCCGGAAAGCTCGCCATGCTGTCGGCGTCTAACGCTTTGCGCAAAAAATCAATTGCCGCAGTGTGTTTCTTCCATGCTAGTTCTGCGTAATCGTCATCTTCATCGCAAGGTTTTGGGCGCGATTGTTTCAAAGCCTCCAGCGCCATCTCTGCAGCTTCACGTAGTGTGGTCATGTCGTTTCCCCTGTCGCTTTGGCAATGGCGGCGCGGGCGGTCGTCAAGTTCTTTCCGATCACCGATTCCGGCGCGGCGCTTCCGTCTGCAACGAATACCGCCAGCGTCTCAGCGCACCACTCCAGCGCCTCCAGCAAATCAGGCGCAGCGGCAATCAGGCGGGCGTTGGCGTTAATCTCTGATTGCGACTTGTCGCGGTGACTAAGTACAGCAACATCGACCGGCGACACCTCAGAAACAATGATTTCGCGGCCTGCCGCGCTGGCGCGGTTGCAGTTCCACGGTCCAGGTGTGTGCTTGTTCATTTGTTCCCCCTTGCTCTGATGGCTGCTTCTATGCTGCGACACTTATACCAATCTTGGTCTCCGTCGTAGCAATGCTCTTTGTGCTCGTTTGCTATTGCTGCGCACGCCTCGCGCTCGGCAGCGGCTGCACGTAACGTGCTCATGTCGTTTCTCCTGTCGCTTTGGCAATGGCGGCGCGGGCCTTAGCAACTAACGTTGCAGCGTCGGCATCATCCGGCCCGTCAAATATCCCCCTCAAAAGCCCCTGCAATGCTGCCAGCAGATCAGGCGCAGCGGCGATTAGGCGGGCGTTGGCGTTAATCTCTGATTGCGACTTGTCGCGGTGACTAAGTACA